AAGCCCAAGGCGCAAGGCATCGCCGCGCTGGCCCCCGAGCCTACCCAGAGTGCAGACAAGGGCCAGGAAGCGCTCGATAGGGTGCTGGCCAAGCCTGTGCGTGAAGCGCGTGCTGTGTACGATGCGCTGTGCCTGTTGCGTGACCTGGATGTGGGGGATGCACGCTATATGTACACCGAGTTGCACAAACTGTTCGGGGGTTGAATGGAAACAATACTGACCACGATTATTTTGGGCGGCATAGGGTTCATTGTCTGCGGCCTTGTGTTTGTGGGGCTGATGCACCTGTGGTTCTGGATGGATGAGAACGAGAGGGGGAACAAATGACAACGGAATATGTGGTGTACATAAACACAGAAGAATCGACTGCCCCCTTTGCTATGCGAAAACGCACATGGGACTTGATGATTCAAATGCACAAAGACCAGTATGGTGACGCATGGGAAGGATTTCTCAAGCCATACAAAGTCTTGGCCCAAGGGTTGAGTGAAGAACACGCAGAAGGGCTTGTCAAACTAATGAAAGCGGGGGACAGATGAGAAAGATATGGTTCATCACCGATGACTACGGCGATCTGATTCGGTTTGTCGTGACTGCCAGCGGTGTGCGCTTTTGGTATCCCGCAGTGGATAAGAAAGTCCATGCGCTGTTTGCGTCATGGGGCGATGTAGATGAATGGGGTTCGCCGCTGGATTGGGCAACCTATTGCAAGGAGAAGACATGAACCCAAAAATCAAAGACCTAATTAAAGCAACTGGGTGTGCTGATGTGGGTGAATTGTTTGATCGGTCGATTCGGCTGGGCAAAGTGTTTTACCAATTCAAACAGGAGCATGGCCGCCCCATGAACGCAACTGAACTGAGATACCTTGAAGCAGTGGTACACGCTACACCACAGGAGAAGACATGACCCATGAAAAACCATCACCTCGCCCCTGCCAATCGTGGTGGGATTGGTATTTGTCACCGCCAGAAAACTGGAATGAAAAGTATGGCGATGCTTTTGTTTGGACAGAACAAGAAAAAGCGTTGATGCAACAACTCAAGGAGAAGAACACATGAACGAAGAAGACGAAGCATTTGAGCAGTTGGCTTTGAAGCAGGGCCAGTGGGAACACACCAGCGGCAACCGCAAGCGCCAGATCATGCGCCAGATTGAGCAGGACTTTGCTGACATTGATGATGCAAACAATCGCAAACGCAACTTTGCTCTTGAAGAAGTGGCCGTGGAGTTGGAGACCAAGTTCACCAAGCCGTTTGGGCGTGACACAGTGCAGAGTTTTACGGCATTTATAAGGAGTATGAAGCGATGACTGAGAAACAACTGAAAGTTACTGAAAAGACAAGCGCGGGGCTTTGTGATGCCTTGTTCTATGAATTTGATTTACTCCGAAATGGTTTGAGCGATGCTCACAGGGCATCAGCAGTGGCTAAGTTGGCAGTTCAAATCATTAACACCAAGAAGCTGGAGATTGAAGCCGCCGCCTTCCACAAAGCTGGCCTACGCTTTGTCCCTCTTGCTTTGACGGCCAACGGCATTCCTATTGGGAAAGAAAATGCTGAAACAGGCGCTTGATTTCATGCAACAAACTGAGCGGCCCCATGTACACGGCGAAGTCCGGCTAAAGATACTTTCTTTGGTAAAAGAGATTGAGGCTGTGTACAAGCAACACGCACGAAAACCAACAGACAGGGTCTGCGACATTTGCGGCAAAGGCGACATCAGTGACATTCATAAAGTCAAAGACGTCATCAAAGGGTATGAACACCGAGAGCACACGTCACCTTGGCTTTGCTACGGGCATGCAAGTGGGTGGGGCATTTCATACATGCGCTTTGAGGAGGCCAGAAAGATGCGTTTACTTGGTTTAAACAAAACCACTTTTGAAGACAAATTGGAATCAAGAAGAACAGTGTTCAGTGAACCCGTACTACTGGACGAAGAAGTTGATCTGCATTTTGTGCAATACCTTGCAAAACAGCTACATAAAAGGAGTATGAAAAAATGAACAACGAACAAGCATTCCCCAACCCACACAGGACTGACCAGACAGGCATTTCCCGGCGTGAATATTTTGCGGCAAAAGCGATGCAAGGACTGTTGTCAGACCCTGGCTGGCGGCAGGACATGGACTTTGAAGACACGGCCCACGCCGCATACAAACAAGCAGACGCAATGTTGAAAGCGGGGGAAGCATGACCACCATTGAATTTTTGGAGTCCCATTTCTGGGCGTTGTGGTGGCTGGCTGTTTGGCTGGGCGCTTGCATTGCACATTTTGGGGGGAAGAAATGATGCCCCCACCGAGTAAGAACCTCTGCCTGATGATGGCGAAGATCAACTACCCCCGTGATGAAAAACTTAGCTGGACTTGGTTGTTCGCTTGGGGTTTCCACGAAGCGTATGTTGAGGGTTGGTACGAAGGAGTGAAGCTATGACAGATGAAAAGTACGAAGCGTTGAGTTGCCCACAGCCCGCGTTTGTTGTGCGCTCTTTGAGAGACAACCCCGAATACATCAAATGCCCACGATGCTGGCACTACACGCACGAAGGGCTTCACAACCACGACGGGCTATGCGACAGATGCTGCAACGTATTGATTGAAGCATGGCCTGACCACGAAAGCATCCCGCATATCAAACAACGCAGAACAGAATACAAGGAGAAGGCATGAAAGCCCGGCAGATATTCATAGCCCTGATGACGAGTAAGGGCTACACAGACGAAGACCTAAAGATGGTCAAAGGCAGGTACACCAACGCCGCTATGCAGGCCCGCTGGAGTTACTTCCTGGCAGGCTGGGAGATGCGGGGCGTGATGTGAAGGGGGGCGCAAGACCGGGAAGTGGGCGCAAACCCACGCTGATTGACGAGCGCCGAACACTGGTGCTGCACAGCCAGGGCGTGTCGATGCGTGAGATTGCCGAGCGGTTTGGTGTTAGCCTTCAGGTCATCAAATACTTTTTTAAGAAACGAAGGAAACAAAATGGCAATGACCCCCGAAGCCAAAGTCAAGAAGGCAGTCAAACGACTGCTCGATGACAACGCGGTGTACCACTTCTCGCCTGTGCAAAACGGCATGGGCAGGGCTGGCATACCAGACATCATCTGCTGTTACTTCGGCACGTTCATCGCCATCGAGTGCAAGGCGGGCAAGGGCAAGACCACCGCGCTGCAAGACATGGAGTTGGCCAAGATACAGCAGGCCGGGGGGACGGCACTGGTTATCAACGAGGAGAACATTGAATTGGTAAAGCAAACACTAAAGGAACTGCTATGCGAATAACACAAGAGGACATAAAACGCCGAGTGGCGGCTATGACCGATGCCCAGAAGGACCACTTCTGGACGCTGGTGTATGCACTGCTCCAGTGCTACGCCGAGGACAAACACGCTGCTGTCATTGTGCTGGGCGACCTGAGTGACGAGAGTGCCAGCGTGGTCACAGTTAACTGCAACGAGATGGATGCAGCCACGCTACTGCTGGCAGCGGACAACTTCTTTAACTACATCAACATGCGTGAAGCACCACCCAAAGAGGCCATGAATTGAGTAAACCATTTGAACGCGCCATCGTGCTGGACTTTGAAACCGCCTGGGGGCGCGGCGTGAAACTGGGCTTTTCTTGCCAGACCATGGAGGAGTACATACGCGACCCCCGCTTCAAGGCGTGGGGGGTGTCCTGGAAAGAGCTTGGCGGCGAAGCACCCGCAGTATGGGTTAGACGCAGGGACTTGCCCGAGTTCTTCAAGTCAATCGACTGGAGCACCACCGCGGTCATGGCACAAAACGCAGGGTTCGATGTGTCGATCATGGAGTGGCACTACAACGCACACCCAGCGTTCATCATGGACACGCTGTCTATGGGCCGGGCACTGCGCGGTGTGGAGGTGGGCAACAGCTTGGCCAAGCTGGCCAAAGACCTGGGCCTGCCGCCCAAGGGGGACGGGCTGTCGCCATCCGAGAACATACTGGACGAACTGCCTGCGAATGTGGAGGTCACGCTGGCTGAGTACTGCTGCCACGACACATGGCTGTGTGAGCAGATTTTCTTTGGGCTTGGCGGCTGGGACTACCCGAGGAAAGAACTTCAACTCATTGACATGACGCTCAAGATGTACACACGCCCAGTGTTGCAGCTTGACCAGCAAATGTTGATACAAGCATTGACAGAGGAAGGAAACATACGTGAAGCGCTCCTACAACGTCTTAACATCGATGAGTCTGAGCTGGCGTCAAACCCTAAGTTTGCGCAGATTCTTACAAACCTTGGCGTTACACCCCCGACAAAAATCAGTAAGACCACAGGCAAACAAACGCTTGCCCTGGCAAAAAACGATGCGCTTTTCCAAGCCCTCCTCAATGGTGCAAACGAAGATGTTGCGCTCCTTTGCGAAGCGCGTCTCAAAGTTAAATCCACCACCGAGCGCACAAGGGCTCAGAGATTCCTTGACATTAGTCAACGCGGCCCCTTACCAGTCCCTCTCTCCTACTACGGTGCGCAGACTGGCAGGTGGACAGCGGCCAAGGGCAGTGCCATCAACATGCAAAACCTCAAGCGCGGTTCGTTCTTACGTAAAGCAATTATGGCTCCCGATGGCCACCAACTCGTGGTCGGCGACCTCTCGCAGATTGAGCCGCGAGTACTCGCGTGGCTGGCTGACTACGACGATATGCTCGACATCTTCCGGGCTGGAGGTGACCCTTACGCGGCATTCGGAAGTCAGATGTTCAACATACCCGGTCTTAGTAAGGAGTCTCATCCCGACCTGCGGCAATCTGCGAAGAGCGCGTTACTGGGCTGCGGCTATGGCCTGGGATGGGCTGCGTTCGCGTCACAGCTTCTTACGGGATTCCTTGGGGCTCCCCCAGTTCGCTACTCGAAAGAGTTTGCTAAAGCACTGGGCGTGGACGGAGAATATGCGCAACGCTTCCTAGACTGGGATGAGAACGTCACGAAGCTGGAGGAAATCCCCCACACCTGCACCACGCAAGAGTTGCTGGTGCACTGCCTTGCGGCCAAGAAGATCATCGACATCTACCGCGCCACTGCGGCCCCTGTCGTGGACTTGTGGGGGATGTTTGGACAGCTTATTGAGAGCAGCCTGTACAACGGCAAGGAGTACACGCACAAATGCCTGACCTTCAAAAAGGGGGAGATCATCTTGCCAAGCGGCATGAGCTTGTTGTATCCTGACTTAAAGCCCATCAAGGACGACAAGGGCCGGGTGCAGTGGGTTTACGGCCCCGACCAGACCAAGCTATATGCTGGTAAGATAACGAACAACGTCACGCAGGGCGTAGCAAGATGCGTGATGACTGACGGGATGCTTCGCGTAGCAAAACAGTATCCAGTCAAAGGGACAGTGCATGACGAGCTGATTGCCGTTGTGCCTGACGATGAAGTAGCCACCGCTAAGACATGGGTCTTGGCGCAGATGACTATGGAGCCGAAGTATTTGCCGGGGATACCCCTGGCCGCTGACGGTGGTGCTCACCGTCGTTATGGGTTAGCAAAAAATTAAGGAGAAAGCAATGCCAGTTAGACACAGACCACTGCCACACAAGTTGCGTGTAGGCAACAAGACATACTCGGTTGAGGTTGTCGAAGCGATGATCGAGAAGAACCTGATGGGGCGCACGTACTACCCCGACAGGAACATCAAGATCGGACTCAAGAGCAACCGCACCGGGCGTGTGTACAAGCCCGCTGAAATCCACGACACCTTCTGGCACGAGGTGGTGCACGCCATACTGCACGACATGGACGAGGACCGCTTGAACAGAGACGAGCGCTTCGTTACCCGGTTCGCCAACCGCTTGGCCAAAGCAATCGAGACTGCGAGATTTTGATGAAGCAAGTCACATGGAGCCACAGCGCTCTCAAAGACTTCGAGGGATGCGCACGCAGGCACTACGAAGTCAAGGTACTCAACAATTACCCCTTCCAAGAAACGGAGGCCACACGCTACGGCACAAGCTTTCACACAGCAGCCGAGGTCTACATTCGGGACGGCACACCGCTGCCCCCTGAGTTTGAGTACGCCACGGCTGTGTTGGATGCGCTCCTGGCCAAGCCGGGGAGGAAGCTGTGTGAGTACGAGATGGGCATCACCCCAGACCTGCGGCCCTGTGACTTCAATGACCCCAAGCGTTGGGTGCGGGGCATCGCAGACTTGCTCATCATTGACGACGACAACCTGACCGCATCGGTGCTGGACTATAAGACGGGCAACAACAAGTACCCAGACCGTGACCAGCTAAAGCTGATGTCCCTCATGGTGTTCAAGCACTTCCCCCATATCCGCAAGGTGCGTTCAGCGCTGCTGTTCGTGGTCAAGAACGATATGGTCAAGCACACCATGACCGTGGACGAGACCGATGCTGAGTGGTGGCGCTATCGTGAGCGTGTGGCCAAGCTGGAGTCCTGCTACGCCACAGGTGTATGGAACCCAACCCGCACCCCGCTGTGCGGCTGGTGTCCTGTGAGATCATGTGAGTTCAACCCTAAACACTAGGAGACCTATGCTGAAAGAATATTTTACGGTGGGCCATTCGCCCGATCTAAAACACTTCAGTGTGCGAATACACGACCTAGATGCCTGTGCTGACCGCAAAGTACAGGATCACATCTACTCGGCATTGCACAAGTACCTACGTTCTTTGAAAAACAAACAAGGAAAACAAAATGGCAACCCGCAACTACAAAGCTGAATACAAACGCGATCTGGAAACAGGCAAGTCTGGCCCTGGCTCCGATCAACATGAGCGCCAACGTGCTCGGCGTGAGTACGACAAGAAAGGCATCGCCCGCACTGGCAAAGACATTGACCACATCAAGCCGCTGCGCAAGGGCGGCAAGTCAACGCCGGGCAACCTGCGACTGCGTGCCAAGAAGACCAACCGAGGAGACAACAAATGACATTCGAGGAATGGTGGAAGACCCTCACGGTCTCAGAGCAAAAGCTCATAGGCTACAACGTAGCCCGCTTTGTTTGGGAACAAGCGCTGGCGTTAGGAAAAAAATAAACCGAGAAGCAAATGGAAATCATAGACAACAAAGCACTGCTGTTCACTACCCGAAACCCCAACAAGTACTGCATCATTCCAAAGCACAAAGTCATGCCCCGCACAGATGGCGGCTTTGATGTTGCAGTCTACTGGGGGTTGGACGAGGCGCGTGTGTTGAAGAACCTTGGCGTCAAAGATGTACCCTCGCCCATCGTGCGCAAGTACCCCTGGCCTGGGCGCTACAAGCCCATGGCCCACCAAGTCGAGACCGCTGCCTTCCTGACACTCAACCGCCGAGCGTTCGTGTTCTCCGAACCCGGCACAGGCAAGACGCTATCCGCACTGTGGGCAGCGGACTACTTGATGCAGCGCGGTGAGGTGCGCCGCGTGTTGATACTGTGCCCCCTGTCGATCATGCAGTCAGCGTGGATGGGAGACATCAGCAACAGCATCATCCACCGCTCGGCCATAGTCGCGCACCACCCCCAGGCTAGCCGCCGCATCGAGATGCTTCAGCAGAACTACGAGATCGTCATCACCAACTACGAAGGGCTGAACCTGATAGCCGATGAGATCAACGCCAACGGCAAGTTCGATCTGGTCATTGTCGATGAGGCCAACGCATACAAGACGGCCACCACACGGCGCTGGAAGGCGCTGGCTTCGATCATCAAGCCCAACACCTTTCTGTGGATGATGACAGGCACACCTGCATCGCAGTCGCCTGTCGATGCCTATGGTCTGGCCAAGCTGGTCAACCCGGATGGTGTGCCCAAGTTCTTCACAGCATGGCGCGACAAGGTGATGAACAAAGTGACCATGTTCAAGTGGGCACCCAAGGCAGACGCCAAAGACACCGTGCATGAGGCGCTACAGCCCGCCATTCGCTTCACCAAAGAGCAGTGCTTGGACTTGCCCCCTGTCGTGACCACAACCCGCGAAGTGCCGCTGACCCCACAGCAGGCCAAGTACTACAACATGCTCAAAGAGCGCATGGTGGTGCAAGCTGCTGGCGAGACGATCAGCGCGGTCAACGCTGCCGCTGGTGTATCCAAGCTCTTGCAGATCAGTTGCGGTGCTGCGTACACCGATGACAAAGAGGTGGTTGAGTTTGATGCTGCGCCCCGCCTGGGCGTGCTGGAAGAAATTCTGGAGGAGACCAGCCGCAAGGTCATCATCTTTGCCATGTTTCGCGCAAGCATTGACACCATAGTCACACATCTCACAAAGGTTGGCTACGCTGTTGACCAAATACACGGCGACGTTTCGCCAACAAAACGAGGTCAGATCATCAATAACTTTGAGCGCACAGATACGATCAAAGCGTTGGTGATGCAGCCGCAAGCAACGGCACACGGCATCACACTGGTTGCCGCAGACACTGTGGTGTTCTACGGCCCGCTGATGAGCGTGGAGCAGTACATCCAGTGCATAGCCCGTGCTGACCGCAAGGGGCAGAACTCAGACAAAGTAACCGTTGTCCACATCGAGGGTAGCCCCATCGAGAAGAAGATGTTCAAAGCCCTTGGCGGCAAAGTGAGCGACAACTCACTGCTGACCGACATGTTCACCCACGAAATTAAATCTTGAAAGGAGTTGCAAAGCCAAAAAATATGTGTAACATGTCCAACCTTAGACAAAACAAAAAGGAGAAGTAGATGAGTGATGAAGCAGTGCCCCTCGACAAATTGGCGAAGGTCTACCGCAAGATTCGTGACCGCATCGCTGTGCTGACACAGGAGTACGACACCCAAGTCGAACAACTGAAGGCCCAACAAGATGAGGTCAAGAACGCAATGAAAGAGCACCTCAAGGCGCTCGGCGCAAGCTCAGTCAACACGCCGCAAGGCACGGTGATTATGAGCATCAAGACACGGTATTCGACAGACGACTGGGATTCGTTCAAGGAGTTTGTCAAGACCGAAGACGCCATCGACTTGTTCGAGCGGCGCATCCATCAAGGCAACATGAAAGTGTTCCTTGAAGACAACCCCGGCAAACTCCCGCCTGGACTCAACTCCATGCACGAGTACGACGTTTCCGTTCGCAAGCCTTCTAAGTAACCCCAGGAGAAACCTATGAGCAACGTAGCTCTTTTTAACCCTTCCCAAGTCCCTGCCTTTGCACGCAAAGGTGAGTTGTCCGATGTAGCCAAAGCCCTTGCAGGCGGCGGTGCTGGCCAGTCAGGTGAGCGCATCTCCATCAAAGGCGGTGTGTTTCGTTTGTTGTCAGGCGGTAAAGAAATCGCTGCCATTGAGGAGCGCTACCTCGATGTGGTGATCGTCAAAGCCGCGCCCAAAGTCGCACGTACCTTCTACATGAAGAAGTATGACGGCGAGACCGCAGCGTCCCCCGATTGCTGGAGCAATGACGGCGAGACCCCAGACGCTAAGTCCAAGAACCCCCAGTCGGATACTTGCAATGGCTGCACCCAAAACATCGCGGGTTCAGGCCAAGGCAACAGCCGCGCCTGCCGCTACCAACAGCGCTTGGCTGTGGTGCTGGCCAGCGACATCGAGGGTTCAGTCAAGCAGTTGGCCCTGCCTGCCACCTCCTTGTTCGGCAAGGAAGTCGGCGAAGACCGCCCATTGCAGGCATACGCCCGCTGGTTGGTGGCCCAGGGTGTTGACCCCAGCACCGTTGTGACCCGCATGAAGTTCGACACCAAGGCCGAAGCGCCCAAGTTGTTCTTCAAAGCCATGCGCTGGCTGACCGATGAGGAGTACGCCGAAGCTACCAAGCAAGGCGAGTCCGAAGATGCCAAGCGTGCAGTGGTGATGAACGTGGCTGCACAAGACAGCGTGGCTCCTGCCAACCCCCTGGGTGGCACACCGCCCAAAGCGGCCAAGGCCGCGCCTGCTCCCGCTGCTGAAGAAGAGGACGAAGCACCTGCTCCCGCCCCCAAGGCCAGCAAGAAGCCCAAGACCGAGCCTGTGGCTGACGCGGACGAGGAGCCGACCGTGAAGAAAGAAGAGAAGAAGCCCAGCGCTGTGCCCGGTAAGAAAGACTTGGCATCTGTTGTGGCCGATTGGGACGACGAGTGAGGCCAACATGAAAGACAACAAAGAAGAAACCTTCATGCAGACGGTGTATGTGCTTAACGGCATCACCTATGTGCCGCACTACCGCAACCCCTCGGTCTTTGTCGGCCCAGGCTACCCGCGCTTCACACGCCAACGTTACTCAGACACCGAACTGCGCAACGCAGGTGCGCAGCAAGGGGGCTTCCCGTTGTGGAAGCGCAGTAACTATGGCGTTGTGACAGACCAGCAACCTTGAACCAGCGGGGGCTTCGGCCCCTGCATTTTGGAGAATCAAATGAACAGTGAACAGAAATTTTGGATTTGTATGTGGGGCATAGTGGCGACGTTTTTGATAACGGTGATGGTGTGCCTCACCCTGTCAGGGTTTGACCGCCGCGACAAGTGGGACAAAGCCGTGAGCAACGGCGCTGACCCGATGGTGGCTAACTGTGCTTTGTATTCGGCTGAGACCAGCGGCGATATTGCCATCTGTACCATCCTGGCGCAGAACCGCAAGTGACATGGCTTACTCCGAAAAAACAATCAACGCGATCATGCGTGCCCCCAAGACTCAAGGCAATCAGCTTGGGCGGTGGGCCGCGCATCACAACTTCTCAGTCGTGCGCATCTCCAAGGCATTGGGTGTGTCGCGCCAGACTGTCTACAACTGGTTTGAAGGTGGCGACATCTTCCCCGCATACGAGTATCGCGTCGAGACCATGTTGAAATTCCTACAAACCGCCCACTCAGCCGACGACGCCTGGAGAAAAATATGCGCACACTACAACCTCGAACCATGACCAACAGCGAACTCATCCGCATTGCGGCGGACGAACTGGACACACACGACAACATGCCCCGCGAATGGCAGCTTGAATTGCTACGCCGCTTCACGGCGCTGGCACCCAGCGACGAGTACCCACCCAAAGACCCCCAGCAACTCGACCTGTTTAAATAAGCCGAAGGACACCCATGACCCCGCTTGAATTTCTAGCGGTCGTTTTGCCGTCCCCGGAATACGGGTACTACTGTGCGGCAGAGCTATCAACAAAACAAAAGGAGCACATCTATGTCACAGCGCTTGAGGAGTTTTACCCCACTGTAGATCGTTGGGTCGATGAGGAGAAGAACGTCTTCTTCGCTTTGGCCACATTTGAAAACAACACCAGCCGCAAGGCTGAGAACGCCGCCTTCGTGAAGTCCTTGTTCATCGACATGGACGGGTACGCATCCAAGCGGCAAGCGGCCCTGGCACTGCACGCCTTTCTGGTGGAGACAGGGCTTGAGGAACTGGGCATGCCCTGGGTGGTGGCATCTGGCGGCGGTCTGCACTGCTACTGGCCCTTTACCAAGGCGCTGCCCAAGGATGAGTGGAAGCTGATCGCTGAGAGTTTCAAGCGGCTGTGCAAGCAGTGCAAGCTCAACATCGACATGACCGTCACGGCGGACGCTGCCAGGGTGCTGCGCATCCCAGGCACACGCAACTTCAAGGAGAAGTACCCAACCCCTCGGGAAGTCAAGCTGATGACCGAAGGCGCTGTGTTCGACCCTGAGATTTTGTCCGACATGATAGTCAGCAAGCTGGTCATTCAGCCTGCGCAGCCAGCCAAGCTGGACCTGCCGGGCAAGCGCCCCGATGCCGCCCCAGTACCGACAGCGACCACGGCCAAGATGTTTGAGAACAGCGTGACCAAGTTCAAGAACATTCTGGTCAAGACCAAGGCAGGCAACGGCTGCGCCCAACTCAAGCACTTTGTTGAGAACGCCGAGGAAGACGGCATGGAGCCGCTGTGGCGTGGGTGGTTGAGCATCGCCCAAAAGTGTGAGGACGGCGGCAAGGCAGCGGCATGGCTGTCAAACCTGCACCCATACCCACAAGAGCGCATGGAGCAAAAGCTGCGTGAGATCAAAGGGCCGTACCCTTGCGTCAAGTTCGACAGTGAGAACCCAGGGGTCTGTGACGGGTGTCAATTCTTTTCCAAAATTACCAACCCGCTTGCGCTTGGACGCGAAGTAAAGCTTGAGACTCAGGCCAAAGAGATCGAAGTGGTCATGCCTGCGGAAGCCAGCGGTGTTGCGGCTGAAGTAAAAAAAGTCCTGCGCCCCACGCCGCCACGGGGCTACTCATACGGGACCAAGGGCGGCGTATATATTGACAAGGAGATTGAAGACGCTGAAGGCAACAAGGTAAAGAAGCCCGTACTCATCCTGCCATACGACTTGTTCGTGGTGGACATCCTCAACAACGGCGGTGAACACATTGTTCACATGCTTGCACTCAGGCCAGACGGGCCTGCAACCATCACCATGGCGCAAAAGGCCGTGGTCAGCAAAGACGAAACTGTCAAAGCCCTAGCCACCCAGAACATCATTGCGGCGTTCGGTTCGGGCAATGACGCAAACCTATTTTCATATGTGAGAGCAGCCGTGGAAGAATCCAGCACAGGCAAAGCAGCAGTCAAAGTCCCCGCCAACTACGGCTGGCAAGACGACAACACCATCGTGTACGCAGGCAAGATTTACTCCACGGGTACGCCCATCTCGGTGCCCATGCCAGGGCTTGAGAACATCGTGGCCAACACCAAGCCGACCGGGACGATTGAAGCATGGCGCAATTTTGTGAACCTGCTCATCCAAAAGGAGATGTACGACCACTTGGCCATCATGCTTGCGGGTATTGGAGCGCCACTCATGCGCTTCACGGGCATGTACGGAATGACCTACCACTGCGGCTCTACTGAGTCAGGTACGGGTAAGACGCTGGCGCTGGAAGCAGCCGCCTCAGTCTGGGGCCACCCCACCCACTACCGCACAGGTAAGAGCACATCGCCTGTGGCCATGCAGCAGCGCTTGGGCCTGCTCAACAGCTTCGCCCTGATAACGGACGAGATCACCGCCAAGAACCGCAAAGACTTCGAGTGGTTCCCTGAGTTCTTGCTGGACATGACCGAGGGCCGGGGCAAGGAGCGTATGGAGTCAGGCTCCAACAAGGAGCGCTTGAACCTGTCCACCTGGATGACCAACGCCATCATGTCATCCAACACCCACGCCGTGGACATGCTGACCGGGGCACGCAAGCACGCATCCGAGGGCGAACTGCGCCGCCTGTTGGAGTTCATCATGGACCAGCCCCTGACCTGGGAACCGCACGAGATCGAGATTGTCAAGTCCTTGCAGCACAACTACGGCGTGGCCGGACACATCATCGTGGACTACATGGCCAAGAACGTGGACTTCCTGGCCAAACTCGTGCCCGACACTGTGCGCACCGCGTACAAGGAGTTCAGCGCCACCAATGACGAGCGCTTCTGGATGGCAGGCATCGGCACCATCATTGCTGCCGGGGTCATGATTAACAGCAAGCACGCTGGTGTGATCGACATCCCCATGATAAAAATCATCGAGCGCTTGCACAAGGTGATCGACACCATGCGCGGCAACGTCAAAGGCAACGCCCGCACCGCAGAGGATGTGCTCAACGCCTATACCCGCGACAACTACGGCAAATTCATCATCGTCAAGCAAATCGAGCGCGGGCGCATCCTGGCAGAACTGGGCAACGGCAAGGAGGTGGACGAGTCCATCACACGCTCAAGCGTCATGGGCCGGGTCGAGCATGGCTTCACGCCGGGGTACATTGACTACTACATTGAGGAGAGTATGCTCAAAGCTTGCTGCGCCAGCATGAGCTACGGCTACGCCGACTTCAAGCGCAAGCTGGGTATGGAGTGTGCAGTCACTCCCATGCCGAAGAAGGACTTGACTGCAAAAACCCGTGGGCCTCAGATGCGCGTATCAGTGCTCAAGATCAGCAGACCCATAACCGACCTGGAAGATGACGATCCACTATCCGTGGCAGCAGCTTGAGAGGGGGCAGGGGTTCTTTGTCCCCTGCCTCGATGTGGAATACATCCTTGAAGAAGGCTTGCGCGAAGCAGTAAAGTGCAAACTGACCGACGCCCGCGCTGTGGCAGGCATCAAGGGAAGCCAGTTAGGCGTATGGTTTTATCGGAAATCTCCCGCGTCGCAACGGCCAACCCGGTTTTAAGCTTTCTGATTTCTTTCAACTGCGCGTTCTTTTCGTTTGCCGTCATGTTTGATGCGGCAATCGCACGTTCGGCCTGAGTCAGCATGTTCATGTTGGACTTGAAACTGTTGGCAAGTTCTGCTTCCAAATATTCGTTGCCGCGTCTTTGGAGCAGCGCTTGTGCGTCTGACATGCGGCCTTCCTCCACCAACTTGTCGTAGGTGCGTTTGACTTTTATGTCTTCGTTCATGCGCTCATACACGCTGTTAATGATGCCGCCAGCGTCGTTGGGCTGGAACGCCCCGCCTATGATTGGGTAGGCTGAGAGTTCTTTGGTAGCTTGCTCTGGGCTTGCACCCTTGGGAATGCCTGTACTGACGGCATGCAAAAACGCCAGCCCCATCGCGCCCGTATACCCGTTGACCACGAATTCCAGCTTGACGGGCGACACGCCCATTGCCCGGCCAATTGTCTTGGCAATCTCCGAAGTGTTGGCGCGGAACTGTTCTTCTGGCAGCAAATCTTTTTCTCGCGCCGACAAGATGTCCCGCCCCGTGTAGAAGGACTTGCCCAGCCCCGCCTCGATGGCGACCTTCATGCCCTGCGGCACAAAGTAACTTGAGCCGCCCGGGATTGTCTGGCGCAAAATAGTGGCAAACGCATCAACCGCATCCTCTTGGCCTTGCTTGCTGCGCATACTGTTGTACACCGCTTCAGGCAACGCCTTGAAGATGTAGCCAATCTCAAACGGAATTGGAACGCGCACAGGCTCGTCCAGCCCAGGCACGCGCACAAACCAGTTGGCATACTTTTGATCGGGCGTAGCGTTTTGGTAGGCTTCGTCGTCCTCCATCATTGCGGCGTACAGCAAGGTTACCCCGGCCATCATGCCCCCACGCATCAGCATCTTCTCCTGAATCTTCAGCTTGTCGCTGAACGGCAGCTTGCCGCGCATCGCCTTGTACATCACGTTCAGACCTTGAATCTGCGCGTTGAAGAAAGGTATCAGTGCGTTGGCTACGTGGATGCTGGGAGACGCGCCGCGTTTGTTAAAGTTCATCGACTCCAGCGCCATCAGCGTAGCTTCCATTTCTGAAAGCCCTTGCTCAATGTAGCTGTTGTACTGTGCACGACGGGTTAGTGCGTCCGCCTCCATGCCCATAGCCTCAAACTTGCCCAGCGCCTGCATCCATCCAGGCTTGCCGCTGCTGATGTTGCGCAAAATTTGGGATATGTCGTCGGTCGTGCCAGTGAACTGTTGCCCACCAGTGATGCCCCGCTTCTCCAACACCCCCTTTGTAGGCGACCCAATCTGTCGCAGTGCGCCAAGAACAGGAGTGAAGTTAGCGCCAGCCATGATTGGTGCGGCCAGCGAGTCACGGAACAACTGCCTGCCCATATACAAAGGGCTCAGCACAACCGCTTTGCGCAACAACTGCGATGGCATCGCCAGGGCGCGGAACAGGAACGGCATCTGCGTGGGGATACCCTCCATGCCTTTGACCAGTATGTCACCGGGAACGCCTGTATCAAACGTCTGCCCGCCAATCGTTACCTTCTCGGAGTTAATGATTGCGTAACGATCTTCGCCGTCCACTTTGAACTGGACTACGTTAGCGCCTGCGGCTTTTCGCACAAACGTGGCCGCTTTGAGGTTGACCAACTCGTGCACGGCGTTCTTTGTGGCCAGATTACGCAGCCCCATATCCACCAGCATGTTGGTGTTCTGCACCGAACTGGTCATGAAGTCAAGGATGGCTTCGTCACCGCCCACGAGGTTTTCCAAGTACGGTTGCTCTGCCACGCTACCAATCCGAATGGGCGGTTCCTTGCCAATCAACAATTCGGCAACGCCGTTGCGCACCCGGTAGAACGGGATGTAATCGTCTTCCTTGACCAGCTTATCCACAAGGTCTTTGGATAGCGCCCCGGTGCTGGCAACAAAATTCAGCAGGTTGCGGTTGTACGTGTTGTACTCTGTCTTGGCCCGCTTGAAGATGGCCTCAAGGCCGGGGGTGGCTTTAATAGCGGCCATGGCTGCGTCAAGTTTGGCCTGGGTCACATCTTTGCCAAAGTTCAGCGAAGCAAGCCCTTTGTTCTGCGCACGTATTGCCGCCATGTACAGAGTGAACTGCATGTTCACAGCTTCGCCGTTACCCACCAAGGGGTTCGCTTCTTTGAGAATCTCCACCACGTTACGGATGTTGGCGCTTTCTTTGCTCTCCAGCAGGTACTCTTTACGCCCGTCAGCACGGGTCTTCTCCACAATTTGTGGTGAGCCGTTGGCAACAGCCTGCGACACAAAGCTCATGCGCTGGTCGTACATGCGCAAATAGAACAGCATCTGGGAGCCCTTAAGCGGGTCCATGTACTTGGCCAAACGCTCGAACCCGGCGAACCTGTCCACAAGCTGTGTCTCAAAAGCCAAACCACTGGCGTTTGCCTTGATCTTGTCCCACCACGATCTGTTGTTAGACACGATGCGCGACGCAAACTCGCTCTCTTTGGCAATGCCGGGGTTGGTGTACGACGGATTGCGAGAAAAAAGTATCTCGGACGTATCTAACTGCCCTATTGGCTTAAGGTTCAAACCAAGGATTTCAGGCGCGTCGTCAATGTATGCACGTTCAATATACCTGCGATCATTGGTTTGCTCAAGGGCTTTGATGCCCGCACTTTTAAGAAGCTCTTTGGTTTTTTCTATTCCCAGCTTTCGGCGCATGTCGTAAAACAGTCCATTGGCTGGGTACTCGCCTTTATTTTTGGCTTCCCGTAAAGCGTACTCGTCACCATATGTGTACAGAAACGCGTCTAATTTAGGCCGCTCCCCCACAGTAAATGTGGAGTTGACCGAGTACACATTTTCTCTTGGGATGCTATCAAGCGTTCGGTACAAGTTGCCCATGTCGGGGCGTTTGGCTAAACCCTTTATCTTTGAAACGTCCAACGTGCCTGCTGCTTTTTGAAAACGAAGCGCATAGGCCAACTCCTCTTTAGCTTCGTCTATGCGGTCGCTGTTTACTTTTCTTTTTTCGCGGCTTGCAAGACTGGCGGTCGCTTGTTTCACACCACTGTCTGCACGTTCTTTAAGGGTTTGGATGTAGCTACTTGCCGCCGTGTTTTTAAGCGGGTCTAATTCGCCAGTTCCTGACGCGCTGTTTAAGTATCTGTGGAGCAAGTTTGATTCAAACAAACGCTGCAATTCCGCTGTCGATTTTCCTTCAAGGCGTTGTGTGGAAGCTGCGACAGCTTCCGCATAGTCTTGGTACGTGTATCTGCCATACCCAGTTTCATTTGCCGCTTTACCAAACGGAACTGCGTGCTGGTAGTACTCGCCGTACTCTTTGTCAGGCGTCACATACGGCCCAGCGCCCAAAGAGTTGTCACCATCAAAGCGGCGATCAAACGAGCCCTCTCCTGCGCCAGCATACTGAGTATCAAACGCCGCAAATGTAGCGTCAGAACCGTGCCATGTGCCGCGCAGTTCTAGGTTTGCTGCGCCATAAGCAAAGTTGACCAGATCGCCCGCAGTCAAATTCTTGGCAGACAACCCGAATTTCTCAAGCGCTTTCTTAAACGCATCGACGACCATCTTCAACCAGTTTTTAATGGCAACGCCACCTTTAACTCCCGCAGGGTTGATGCCCCTTTGCATGGCTTCTTCAACCGCATACGCTAACAACTCGTCGTTAATTTGGTTTTTTGGGGTTTCGGCGGCTACAACTCTGGCCATTGCCGCTTTACCAACACGGGCTTCAATTGAGTCGTCTTTACGCGCTGCCCAGCTTTTTACTGTTTTTACCAACGCGTTGTACTGGCCTTCGTTGAAGAAGTTGCGGAAACCAAGGTGTACGCCGACTTCATGAAGCAGCACGCCCAACCCTTCGCCTTTGGCTATGTTGTTGGCAAACAGCACCGCCCTACCGCCTTTAACCAAACCTTTAGCGTCTGAGGGTATCCGCCCTTCGGCTTCTGGATACTCCGCAACAAAGTCAGCGACAGAGTTGTATAAAGTTACAACTTTTGGTTTTTTGTCCCCGTACTGATCTGTTCTGGTGTACGCAAACAAACCTTTTTCGCCAAACCCTTTTTCCAGTTCTGCTTCAAGTTTTTCTTTGGTCAAGCCCTGCGCAGGTCTGCCGCGAGAAAACTCGTAGTCATCAAACAACCCAAGGTCTTGGTCAGGCGTTCTGCCTTGCCTGCGTGTACTTGGTTCTGGCAGTTTGGGTGCTTTGGTTCCTCGAATATTTTTGGCCTGCTCGTTGGCAGCGCGTAACTCTTCTTGGTCTAACGCTTCTACCGACGTATTACCGATACGCAAAGCTTTAGCCGCCGCCAACGCGGCAGTACTGGGCACAGTAGCGGGTTTGGGTTCTTTGAACAGTTTGGGCGCTAGGTACGCGGCTTTCTGCGCCTCAAGCACATCAATCTGATTCAGCACATCAATCTTTAAGATGGCTTCAGCCCGTGCTATCTTTGAAGTTTTGGGGTCCGCTGCAATGTCTGCAAGCTGTTCCTTGTCGTTGGGGCCAAGCAAAAACTCCGCTTGAGAACGCTGCTCAAAAATGTCAGAATCAAGTTCTTCAATCCGACGCTCTTTAGCAGACAACCGCGCTTCTGCATCTACTTGTTTGTCCAACGCCTGCATTGCAATGCTGCGGTTCTTGTCGGCTTCTTTCTGTTCGGTTGTGATGAGCGGCGTTACCTTGGCCAAAACACCACGGCGTTGTTCCGTCAGTTCTTCAATACGGCGCTGGCCATCAGCCAAGGCTTTGTTTTGTTTGGGGCCGTACAGCGTTTTAGTGAGCGCCGTGCTGCTCTTGTCAAGACGCGCACCTATGAGCTTCTCGCGCAACTCGTTGTTCTTGGCCTCTTGCTCGGCAATTTGTTTGTCAATCTTTGCCAGTGCTTTTTCTTGAGACTTGTGCGGATCACGGCGCACAACACGTACACCTTCCCCATTGAACTTGTCTTTCCAGAAGCTCTCCAATTTTTGTTGGTCAGACTTCTCTTGTTCCACAAACGCTTCTTGGCGGCGCTCGGCTGTTCGCACCGTTTCTTTCTGCGTCTTGATTTGGTTTTCAAGTTTTTGTGCCGTGAACGGATACGCCCTGGACTTTGGTGTGATGGTCTCCCCGCGCACCAATGCCAACTGCCCTTCCAACATCTCTAAGTAATTGCGTTCGTCTTTGACGTTTCGGTCCAGCATTGCGCGTGCAACAATCTGTGCCCCATCAAGCTCGTCATAACGCGCCTCATACTGATCTTGCAGATCAGTCTCCATTGCTTTAATTTTGTCTTTAAGCTCGCCCAGAATCTTGGACTGCTTTTCGCCTTCTGCAATCAAGAACTTCCGTGCCCTGTCGGTCAAAACAGTTTTAAGGTTTTTGTACTTGGTGTTGATGCGGTCAAGCTCTGCTGTTTCTGTAGCCAGGGTTTGTTTGGCTTTTTGTATATCTGCCTCAACCGTGGCAATGTACGGGTCAAGCAACTCCGCCAATGTCGCTTGCATTTCTTTCTGCGCTTTGACCATGGCCTGTTCAACAGCCTTTTTATACGCGCCAAGTTGTTCGCTCATGGCGGCTTCGGCATTCATGGATTGCTTCTGCGCCTCGGTCAAGACCGGGGATTTTCTAAGCGTATCCTGTATGTCTTTGATGGCCCGCTTCATGGGCGCAAGGCGGTCAGACAGTTCTTTGGCCTGCGTGCGGATTTTCTCGTTGGTGTCTTGCATAAACTGCAACAACTGGTTGTCTGCGTCGTACAAACGCTGTTGTTGCGACAACATCTTCAAAGTCTCGGCCAGCTTGGCTTTGTACGCAGCTTCTTGCTGCGCAGGTGTGCCAGTAAACTCAGTTCTTTTTACAAAAACCTTGGCAAGCGTTGTTGCATCCCACTTGCTTACGTCAGTCCAGAAAAACTGGGTTGACTTCTGAATGCCCTCAATACCGTTCTTGATGCGGTCAAGCGTAGCCACAGCCCGGTTCAACCGCCCCATGTCAGCCTGTTCTTTGGCTGTCTTTTTATTGGCCAGCGTGCGTGCCTTCTCCAAAGCGTCCCACACAGGCTTCATGCGCGGAGATTTGGCAAAGTTCACTGGTGTGGCACGGATATAACCAAGGTCTTCCTTGGTCTCGGGGAACAACTGCTGCTGCCCAGCGGCCCCCTGTCCCGATACTTCCCCCTCACCCGCTGTCTGTTTAGCCAGAGACAACGCGTCTTTCAACTCACGCATGTTTTGGTCGGTCTCGGTTGCCTCAGTGACGGCAACACTGCGCCCCTGCTGCTTGGGGTCTTTGCGGTACACCGTCTTAGTGCCCGACAAGCGGCCAGAAATAATGCGCTCGGCTTGGTTGTTCACCGTGTCAAGGAAAGCGCGGCTGACCTTGCCGCTGGCAATGATGTCTTGCGCTTCCTCCAGCATCCCCCTGAGATTCGGCGTAGAAATGTCGCGCTCCAACGCTTTGTCCAGCTTGTTGCTGACGTACTCAGACATGCGGCGCAGCTCACCTGACAACGTTTTGGTGGTCTCGCCTTTTGCTTCAGCTACTTTCTTGGCTTCTTCCCCTGCAAACTGGGTCTTTATCAGGGATGTTTCACGCGAAGCTTCTGACGGCAGCTCTGACAGCTTGTTGCGCACAGCGTCAAGCTGTTCTTTAAACACCTCGACGGCTTGGTCATACGCACCAAGTGGGTACTCCCCAACGGGCCGTTCATCCGTTACTTTACGCTGTTCGTATCGGGCTTGGCGCACCAGTTTATTGGCCCGCATCTGGGCGGGTTCAACCATGACGGACTCATACGTGTCTCGACGGGGCGCTTTCTGTACGCGGGCGATCCACTCATTGAAGGTGTCGTAGAGTTCGGACGCAGCCTTAACCGCCTCATCCACATCCAATGCTTTCTTACCTGCCGCTCTGCGGTGAACTGCCGCTTCTTGCAACACCGCCGTGATGTATGCAGCCCGAGCGTCTTCTGCTTTTTTGATAAGCGATTGGCTGGTAGATGCCGCCACGCCTTTGCCATAAGGCACGGCTTCACGCCGCATCTCACCCGTCTCAGGGTCTTTTACAAGCTGGGTTTCTTTACCCAAGGCTTCGCCTTGACGCAAGCGCTGGATAGCATCTTCGGCTGTGCCCAACGCTTCTTCTTGGGCGTTGCGGGTGGTGAACAACTCTTTGGCGTATGTTGCTCGAGTGTCCGTTTTGGCTGGGCCTGTCTTAAGCCCTTTGGTCATATCCCCCGCAGGTATCTCTTCAGACATTGTTTTGAGTTGTTCCAACAACCGATTGCCGCGTTGGTACGCTTTGTCTGCAACAGCCATGTCACCACCACGCTTGGCGTTGGCGTAGTCTCTGTCTGCCTCCCTGATCTGGGTCATCAACCCTTCAACAGTAGAGCGCACTTTCTGCGCCACCTTGGCGTCGCGCAAGGGTTGCAAGTTCTCATTGACTTTGACTGCGGGGGTTTTGCCCTCCATTGCCTTTTCAAACACAGGGTCAAGGAAATCAAAGTTGGACTCGCCAGTAGCCCGCAGTTCTTCAACTTGCCCCAACGCCGCCTTGTACAGCGCCAACGGGTCTTTGGTTGTTGTAGTTTCTTGCGCTTTAAGTGTGGTTTCGCGTTGTGCAAGCTCTTCTTTGCTGGCTGCAAGCTTGCTTTTTTCTGCCGCTTCTAGCCGCATCTTTATGCCGTCTAACAGCGTGCGATTGTCTTCGGTGCTTAAGCCGGGCACTTGTATTCTTGTCTGGACCAACTGCGCCGCTTTGGTGGGGTCTTGCATCATGTAGTCTGCAATATCCCCCGAGTCCACTTTAAAGTTTGTCAAACCCACTTGCCGCGCAGCATCGAGTTGCCCAGCGGCGTAGTCTTGCAGAGAGGTGTCCTTGGCGGGGGGCGTTTCTTCTACGCCAAACAACTGCCCTTTGCCGCGACGGATAACAGGCGCTGCAACCTGTTTCTGTTCAACAGGCTTAACTTCCATGCCCAACTCTTGGAGCATGAAGTCTTCAACAGGCATTGCCTCCAACGCCGCTTTTTTCTCAGCAGCAGCCATCACCTTCTTGGCTTTGTGGTAATCCGTTGCCAACGGGCTTATCTGCTTGCTCAGCTCGTTGATCTGGGCGTTGATCTCTTTGTTCTGCGCCTTGTCAGCTTCATACGTTGGGGAGTCTTTTTTAACTTTGATAAGCTGAGACTGGAGCGCCAGTCGTTGCTGGGCCAGGGCGTCATACTGCGCCACGGTCTGCGCCATCCCTTCGGGGGATTCACGGAATGCACGGTCTGCTTCCAACTGCTGTTCTTCTTGGGCACGCAGCTTTTGAATCTCCCCCAAACGAACCTGTTGTTGCTGGGCCTGCTCTCGCCCACGCTCAACATAGCGCCCCACAGGAGCTATGGCCCCGCCAAGAACCGCGCCGCCAATGAAGCTGTCCAAGTATTCGTCGCGGGCTTTTGCGTCTGTGATGTTCAACCCAGCTTGCAGGCGTTCAAAGACTTGCTGCCCAGCTTCTGTCAATCCCTCAACGCCCATTGCCTTGCCCGTGGCAAGCGCGTAGTCCTGGGCAATCTTGGCAGTGCTTTGCTTGGTGGCCTCCAGTAAAACCTTCTCGGGCACTTCTTTGCCCGCAGCAGAAAAGATTCCTCGAACGCCTGGAAGTAATTTAAGGCTGAGTATGTCCAGTGCTGCTTGGGGAACGGACGCTGCTGCCGCAGCACCAAGCTCGGTCTCACCCAGCTTTTTGCCCTCCCCCATTTGACGGGAGAGGTTGGAGCCCGTGAACTGCGCGGCGGACGTAAGCCCCGCAAGACCAAGCCCTGCTACCCCAGGCGCAAAGCCCGCCACAACGGGAGCCGCCATGTACGGCACAGATTGCCCCAACAACCCCAGCGCTTTGGTAACGGGCGCTTCGCCCCAGGTCTCGGGTTCTTTGTATGTACTCTTGCGGTACGCTTCTTGTTCTTTGATGTACTTCTCAGCCGCAGCCTCGTCCATCAAACCTGTGCGCCCTGCCAGGGCCGCAACATCCCCCTTGAGTCCCGCTATACCAGACTTGACGCCAGCAATAAACCCGCTCTCGGGCTGGGCTTCTGGAGCCTTGGCTTTGAACGCTTCAGGGTACATCTTCTGCGCTCGTGCCCATGTGTCTTGAGGCGTCTCTCCCTCCCGTATGGTTACGAATGAGCCGTCAGGTAAAGGTAGAGCTTGAGGCATAGTGCGTCCAAATTGTGCGGCTGGGAATAACCCCCAGTAAGGCCGATCTTACTGGGGTGTTTGGATTATGCCATCAGGGGCGGGCACTCTCAACATTTACAGGCGTTAAAAGCGCGGACTGAAGTTTTGCTCGAATTTGCTGTGCTCTCAGTCTGCCTTCGGGTCCTTCAGCTTCCATTATCTTAAGCGCCATTTCGCCTTGTGGGCCTGCGTATTTCTGCAAAATGCTCCACTCTCCTTTGGCTTCGGGACCCATAATATCAGCGTATGCTTTTAGGCCTTTGCCAAGGTCTCCGCCACCCAGCTTGCTAAACATGCGTTCCTGCGCTCCGGGCATGCTGTGAACTCGTTCTTGTGAAGCAATCTGCGCCAACCCCAGCCGCTCTTTTGCCGTGATGTCGTACATCTTGGCGCGGTTTTCTGACATAGTGCCAAACGCAACCCGTGCGTCTGCGCGGTTCATTTTGCCGTCTTCTATGAGCGCATCCAGGCCCAGTTTTTCGGCTTCTGTCTTGGTGGCCCGAATGTCTTTCTGAGCAGCGCGAATTTCTTTGGCATTCATGTCCGCACGGTTTTGGCGGAACATGTCGATCTTGTCAAAGGCTTCATCCAATTTTTCACGAGACGCTTCCAACTTATCCAGCCCTTCGGTGTAAGCCTTGGCACCAACGCCCGCGCCCTTGCCGATATTGACCAAGCCATGTGGAGATTCCCCGGACATGATGGCCAAGCCTGCTTGAAAAATAGCCAGCCCAGGTAGATCAGCTTCGCGTTTGCTCAGCTTTTCTCCCCGTTCCTTAGCCCTTTTTTCGGCTGTTTCCATGCCCACGCCTTGCTTGGCTTGATCTGCTTTAAGTTCTTCGAGCGCGGCTGTGGTGTCTGCTTCACGCGCCTTTTGATACTCGCTGATTTGATCTTTTACGGCTTGTGACACGGTGGGTTGGCCAAACTGTTCACGCATATTTTGAAACTCTTGTGCCGTGCCCGTAGCAGTCTGCGTCAAGCCAGGGATACCCGCCATCAAGCCTTGTCCGCCAGCAGCAGGGTTCAACCCTTGGATGCCAGCGGTGGGCCTTATTCCCCCTGCTGGGGTAGCACCGGGAGCAGGCGCGGCTGGAGCAGCGCTGGGAGCAGGCATGGCTGGGGCAGTGGGTTGTTGGAGACGCGCAGCATCTTCCTGTTTCATTCTTTGTGCAGTTTCAGGTGCGGCAGTTTCAAGAAACTTAATTCGGGCCGCTCTTTCCGCAGCTTGTTTACGCGCAAGAATTTCTTCAACTCGTGCTTGATCGTAAGCCAAAGATTCCGGGTGCACACCAAAAAGCCCACTGGGGTCAACCATGCCGTGTGAATATCCCTGCGGCTGGCCCCCAACTTGGAACCGAGGAACTTCCCCGCCTTCGTCAAAAGCAACGATGCCGCCAGCAGCCATGCCTTGCATATTGGGCGCTGGGAGTTGGCCAATACCAACATCTTCTGGCATTGCTTGCGGTTGTGCCATCTCTGCCAACTCTTGGTCAACCACTTTGGGCTGCGGCTGCTGTTGCATTTGCGCACCCTGGCGCATCTGCTTGCGGCGGTTGGACTCGGACAGCGCCAGTGACAGCGTGTAAGGGTCGGTCTTGTGCATGGCTGCAAACTGTTGCAGCGCTTGATCGGGCATCCGGGCCAGTTGCGCGGTGATTTGGTTGACGTTAATCATGAAGGTTCCTTACGCCATTTTGGAGAGTGCCAGCTCAGCCAGACCTGCTGGACGTTTGCTTTTCTCAAAGTCTTTGGGCAGGCCACCTTTTTTACCCATACCCGCCATTCTGCTCAAACCGTAGCCCGCCATGCCCAGACCTGCCAGTTGCGACACATTGCTGGGAGCGGCTTGGTACATATTGGTGCTGGTGGACTGCATCGGCAAGCCGCGCAGCATGTTGCTCATAAAGGCCAACTGCTGCTGGGGGTACTGCTGCGCCATGGCATAGTTCTGAATTTGCTGGTTCAAGATGCCTTGCTGCTGCGCTTGTTGTTGAGCGCCCATCTGGTTTTGCAAATTAATGTTGCCAAGTTGTTGGCCGTACTGCGTCTGGCCCAACTGGCCCAACTGACCAGCGGCTTGCAGCCCGGTCTGCATCCCTTGCATGCCGTAACCCGCACCATACTGCTTGGACTGCTCCGCCGCTTGTTGCGCCGCCAAGTTTGCTTGTTGATTGGCCAGTTGCGCTTGCATGTTTTGGCCCGCGCCAAGCTGCTGAATGCCCAGTTGTGCGTTGAGGTTTTGACTGCCAACTTGCAGCCCCGCCCCCTGATTGGCCATCTGTGCTTGCAGGTTGGCTTGCTGTTGTTGGTTGAACTGTTGCTGCGCGTTTTGGAACGCCGCGTTCTGCCCCTGCGCTTGGATGTCGCCCTTTTGGGTAGCCAAGTTACGAGCAGCTTCAGCTTCCATCAAACCTGCACGGGAGCCGCCAAATGCGCCAGAGCGCACGGCCTGACCAGCACGCTGGGTGCCTGCAATATCGGCTTGGCGCTGGGCCTCGCGTTGCTGAATGTCCACCACATTTTGCATGTAGGGGTTCATGTACTGGCTGACGTTTGAGCCCGTGTAATCCTGCGTGCCGACTTGCTGTGCTGGCCCCATCTGGTACTGTTGCAACTGAGGCGCGGTTGCTTGCTGGGCGTTGAATTGCGTGGGGTCGTACTGGGAGCCCATGGCGCGTTGGCCTGCCAAGCCTGCCAGCCCGGATGCCGTGTCCAACTGAGGCGAAGTGCCCATATTGGCCGCGCCCTTAAACGACTGCTCCTGCATGGGGCTGAACCCTGCAACGTACTTGGACGGGTCTTCGCTAAAAGGCGTGTAGCCCTTTATGCTGGTGGCGAACTTCTGGCCCGTGGTTGGGTCGGTTTCGTAGTTGTACAACTGCTGCTGGGTTGTGCCGAGCATTGTCTCTACGTATGGACGCGCATATTCAGGGATGTTGGTGTTGGCAACAGTCGTCTGCGTAGGCGCAGGAGCGCCCCCACCCCCGCCACCCAAGTACAGGCGTGGCCCCATGAAAAAGTCAAGTATGTCGGTAAGTTTGAACATCACAGTGCCCTCATATTTTTGTTTCAACCACGGTATAGCGCCGTGTAAATCCCTGGCTCTCCAAGAGACGCACCATGGCTGGACGCCCTCCTGCTTGAATCTTGGTAGCGCCCATGCCGCGCAACACCGCTTTTAACTGGTCCAGTACGGGCTCGTTGACAATCCCGGCACCCCCGGCGCTGGTCACAAACGCCACCCTGTCGTTGGGGTAGTTTTGAAACGTAATTGTCATTGCCCCGTTAACTTGATTGTCTTCGTCAGTAGCCACTAACAAAGTCCAGTGTCCCAGCGTGACGTACATTTTGATCTGCTCAAGCGAGTAGTCGTCTTCGCCAAACTTTTCTGTTGCAGCGATGAATTTCTCCACCAGCGGCCAAGTCTGGGCAGCGTACTGTTGCGGAACATGCTGGACAGTGAGCGTCATGCTGGCATGTACTTGGTCGGGTTGATCTGCTTGGCTTGCGACTTTTTACCTGTCCTGGCGGCACGAACTTTGTCCATCATCTTGTACAACTGCTTGGCCCCCGCATCCGATGAGCCGTTGCCCAGGTGGGAGACCACATCAGCGGGAACCACAAACTCGTCGTTGGCCAACCGGGCGGGTTGCTTGCCTGCAATAGTGGCAGGGATGCTGTCACTCATGCCGTCTCCTGGGCCTTTGAGCATGCGGCCACCATCAGAGTAGCTACCCAAATCAGCAATACCGCCACGAGCCATACCGGGCCGGGCAACCATCTTCGTGCCCGCTTCAGCGTCATACCGAGCGGGGTCGTAGCTTAAGGGGGGAGTGGCGTACTTTGCTTGCTCTTGTTCTTGTACAAGATGTCTTACCCTTTCTCCAAGACCTGCAAACCCCCCGCCCGCCATGCTGCGATAGTCTTTGTACACCGGGGTGTAGGGGGTAGGCGGCTTAACTTCAAGGGGTTTGTAACGGTTAGGGTCGTATCTGAGTTGATTTAGCGGGCCGTCATACGGGGTTTGGCCTGGAGGATCGCCCTTGCGGTCGGACAACATTGCAGCAGCCGCCAAGGGGATGCCGTACTTAGCTACAGGATTGAGGCCGCCGTACCAGTTAGCGGCGGCGTTTGCCATGCCTGCAATACCACTAGGAGCGGCGGGAGCCGCCATACTGGGAACCATTGCCGCTTGTTGTCCCACATACGGGGTAGCTATTCCAGACCCAATGGCATCAACACCAGCAGCACCAGCAACTTCAGCACCAGCAACGGCAGCAGGAGCGGCGGCAGCAGGAGCGGCGGCGGGAGCCAAACTCGAAATACCCGCACCAGCAAGCGTTTCTCCCGCTGCACTAGCTGCCGCTGTCTCTGCACCAGCAGTCAATGCAGCTTCGCCAGCAAGTTCAGCAGCAACGGTTTCTCCGCCAAGAGTTCCGCCAGAAAAGTACATGGCAGTCGCCGCTGCAATCAACGGCGCGTTCTTAGAAAGACCTAAATCTTTGTCAAGGTTGGCAAGGTCTTTGCCGGGGTCGAATCCGCCGCCACCGCTCATAGCGTACTCCTGGTTAATTGTTCAAATGGTATCATGTTGAGAGCGCCGAGACAAATGAAAGCGTTGCCACGACAGACTGGGTTGATGGCTTGGTTGGGGTGCCAGAAGCTGCGTAATATTGGATGGATACGTTGGCGCTAGTGGTTGACCAGTAGATTTGCACGTAGTCGTCCGCTTGCATCTCCAAAAAATAATTCCACCCAATAATGCTGTGAAATGGGTCAGTCGGCGTTTTTCTGGCAGGCAAACCAATTTTGCCCGTTGACCCCGGTATGTCTGCGGATGATCCGCCGTCATTGCCTTGCCGTAGCCAAATAAAAATGTCCTGTGGGGCCACATCTGTTGACTGCACTTGCGCACTGAACTGCAAGTTGTATATACCTGCGTTGACTGCTGTGATCTTGGACGAACTGATGCTTACCTGATTGGCAAAGTCCGTGGTGTTGAGCGTCATCAGGGTGGCTGTGTTGGCCGTGGTGGTCTGGCTCTGGTTACTGGAAAACGCCCCGTAAGGGAACCGAATAAACCTGCCCCCAGACTCGCCCAGCACAACACCCGTCAAGTTATCAAGCTGGTTGAAGTACAACCGCAAGATGTTCATGAATTGCTCTTGGTACTGGGCGCTGTACTCGTTTGGAGCCGAGGGCAGGCGCGGCGCAACAACAGGCCGATAGCGGTTGGTAATTACGGTCGTTGCCATTAACGTCTGCCGTCCGGGCGAATATCAATGCGAGGAGCGCCCAGTTGCCACTGCACCCCGAGCCCGTCTGTGGTGCTGCCTGTAGTACCAGAACTGACCTTGAACGCCATCTGCCGCCCACGAATCCGCACATAGACCTGCTGAGTGAACTGCTGTATGTTGTACGTGATCTGGTTCTGATAGTTTTGGGCGCTGGTCACGCCAGGGGAGTTTGAAGGCCCATAAGCCGCACCGGGGAAAGTCCTGGGTATGGCTGTGAAATACGCAGTCGGCTGGTTCACATCGGAGCCGTCAAACGTCAAGTCAGGGATCAAGCGCCACACAAACCCAAAATTGTTGCCGTCTCCAATATCAAAGTCGGATGATTGCACGTTGGCCACAATTGGGACTGCCGGGTTGACCGTACCATCATCCACGCCACTCTCGTGGTAGACCAACAGCGCGTTTGAACTTCCGCCCGCAGCGCCATAAGCAGTGGCCATTGGAGAAGCCCGTAACGCGCTATCAAGCCATGCCGTTCGCCCTTGGTAAGCGCCAGCGTAATTTGTCCAATCGCCGTAATACCAGACGTTATCCAAGTAGTTGTATATGACGTATCGGTCAATCACATTGGAGTTTGCTGAGCAGTATTGCCACCAGACCTCGCTGTAGCCCTCATTTGTGCCCGACACAAACTGAAAAGCCTGCGATCTATTGATGTCCGTGAAGACGTATTCCCGCAATGTAGAGGGCAGCGTGTCCACTCGGCCCGAGTACATATAGAACTTATCCAGCCCCATCCAGTACGTGATGTTGTTGGCCGTAGCCACGGCGTTGGGGCCAGCGATGGAAATGTTGTCGCCCAGAATCTGGAAGCTCCACACATAGGGTGGGCCAAGGTACTGCATGGAGTAAATGGCTGAATCCGTAAACACCAAAATCTCTTGGCGCGTCTGCTGCGCCGTGATGATGGCCGACCCGTGACTGAGCATGTAATCCCCGGCTTGATTGGTGATAGCAGGGCTCCACGTCCAAATGCTTTCTTGACCCGACCAGCGAATCTGCATAGGATCAAGCGTGGTGGTGGCATAGACCCCTGTAGGATCGTTACACCCAAAAGCAATAACAAACCGCGACGCATCTGACACGGTAACAAAATTAACAAGAGATGGGCAAGTGCTATCGACCACTAAACCCGCAACGGTCGTGCCTGCTTTAATTACAACACCTCGGTCGAAAATGGTTGGGTTTGCGTTGGTGTCCCAGTAATACATAGCCCCGCCACGGGGGTTGAACACAAGGTTCTCACCAAAGTTTGACTGGCTCCAAGTGCGTAACTGAATGCCAACACCAATACCCGCAGGAGCGGCTGCTCCCCACCCAGTAGACGTATACCCAGTCGTTATGCCGCCCCAACCACCAGCACCCCAACCAACGCCAACTGTGTATATATCACCGCCCGTTGTGATTTGATACGCCGCCACAACAGACGCGCCACCATTACCAACGTCGCTGGAATTGGCTGTAACAGATACCGTGATGCTGTAGGTGCTTGAGGATATGTACGTGATTTGGAACTCTGCATTGAGAACGGCGGCAGTTACGTTGCCGCCAAGACTGACTGCCCCGCTAAAGGTTACGAAGTCGCCTGTTTGCCCGCCGTACCCAGAATCAGTTACAACGATGGTTTTCGACCCAGCAGTGGCAGCAAAGGTAGCTCCGCCCGCTATTGTGGTTTCACGCAGCGGTGTCACATCAAAGAAGTTGCCGCCCGGACCGTTTTGGATATAAAACTTGAGGTTGGTGCCAAGGCTTAACAGGTTGTACCCGGATAGCGTAATCCAATTCCACATGCTTCGGCATACGCCCCATAGCGTACCTGTTGTGGGGTACGCAATACTGGTGGAAACGCCAGCAACTGTTGTGGATAAAGCGCCTTTGTCTTTGGCCCAGCCACCAATTTTCTCTGGGTTGCCAGAACGAAAACGCACCTTGTTGGTTTGATACCAGCCGCCTTCATTGCCGTAGTTGGTGCTTTCTCGGTTTGTGCCGGGCCTGAATGCAAGTTTCTGTAAGGGCATTTCGATTCCTATGACAAGAACATGGCGCGTTCGTCAATCCGACGGTTTTGCAGCCCTTTGAGTATTTTCCCACCAGCCATGCAATACTTCAAGAGTTCTTCCGCAGCACCCGCTTTATCACCCCGAAGCAGCTTTTGACGAAGCGTTGAACGCTGGAGTGTTCCAAGACCGACATTGAAACTAAAGCTAACAAGGCTATCATACATACCTTGTGTAAGGGGAACGGGGCAGAACTGAACCACTCCACGCTCAAACCTTGCAAGATCGCTTCTGAGAATCCCATCTACTTCGTCCTTTGAAAACGTGCGGCTATCTTCTGAGCGAAGCGGGTAAGCGCCTCTTTGATCCATTGGTAGCTTACCTTGGTCTGGGTAAAGAACATGTCCGACTCCTATTGTCCAAAGCTGTGCTGGGCAACGGTATGGTTTAAACCGAATGCCCTCATGGTGGCAGATGACCTTGATGGCCTCTGGGCTGAGATTCATTTCTTGAACGCCTGCCCGCCGAACCAAAACGACACGATACACGCCCAGATGATTTGGGTCTCGTCATCCCACAGGTTGTCCAGTGCCACGGTAAATTCCACATTTGTGTGCCATGCGTAATAGAAGCCAAACACTTCAACGAACATGAACATGGCAAACATGCCGTAGGTAATGACGCTGCGGGTTGCTGCCCGCATATTGATGACCCAGGTGCTGGCCCCTTGGCCCAGGGCTATGTCGTGCGCGTAGAGAGCTTGTCGTTCCTGCATGGCCGTCTGGGCATTGGTGACCTCTGCGTTGATCTGAATCTGCTCAGTCTGGATATGTTCAATCCGTTCCTGCGCCTCCAGGCCAGCTTTCTTGAGCGTCAGTTCCCGCTCGGTCTGCATGGCGGCAAGGGCAAGCTCGTGCTTCTTGTCGGCCCGGTCTTGAAAGAATTCAAGGATTTTTGGTAGTCCGCCCATC